TTCAANAAGTGTCGGCACTGAAAACACTTCAAGACGCAAGAAAAGCCCGTGGTTACGGGCTTTTCTGCTTCATCAGGATTTTATCAATCCCGACGTTTCTTTATGTCTATAGACCTTGCTTTTAAGACAATTTCACGTTGGGTAGGGTTTCGTGAAATTGTGTAACCATAAAATTACTAAAAGCGAATCCCTAATAATCCTCCGTCTTCAGTTTCATCATCCAGCCGCAGAATTACGCTATCTTGGAATAGTTTTTTAAATTCCTCGTCAAATTCGCCCTCTGGAATTTGATCGGAATTGAGCATGCAAATGTATTGAAACCCGACATCTTCACTCTTGTTTTTTGCCAGCATCAATGCACGGGCAATCTGTCGCTCATCGACTCCGTCAAATATTGAACTGTCATGTACCCAAAAATCCGGAAATTTATCTTTATCCATTCCCAGTTCCAAAAGAACCATATCATAGCAAAGCACCTTCATATATCCAACACCCTGGCTTTTGGAGCTCTTTATATCGACCCCGAATGTATATCCCGTTTCTTTTAGATCAATCGTCAGAGTTCCAGCTTCTGGATATAGAAATTCAGTTGCTTCCTTGAAAAGAAAAATCGCTTTTTCTCGTACATCAATCCGTTCAGAATAGTCTCGTCTCGACTTAATAAGAAGCTCCTGATTATCAATCTTCAATCTACTTTTGCTATCTTCAATATATTCAGCAGCCTCAAGTTGGTTTTTTGCTTCATCATAAGATTGGCGAGAACTGGCATATCGTGTTTGCATTTGTGTATATTCTTCTAAAGCACCGTGTGCATTTAAAACACTCATATTTTCGGCACGTTTGTTACTCAAGTCTTTGATTTTCACTTCCAAACCAGAAATTTCTTGACGCAACCGTAACACTTCAGAATGTAAATACTCCTTGCGGTTTGCAATAAGATTTCTATGAAACCCCATTACCGCATCTAAATTATGTCTTATTGTATCACCAAATAAAATTCCAGCCTCCGCATAAATTTTTTCAATTTCACCAACTGGAATTTCAATTTCCTCTTCTTTTACACTCTCTTCATAACGAGTGAGCAATTGCCTTCTAACCACGATAGTATTATTATACTGCTGTATTTCGGCGGTGAGTTTGTCGGCCAGCTTTGTCACTTCTGAATACTGTGGATGTACTTGAAAGGAATCAATTTGTTGCTTTAATTGCTCCATCTCTTTTTGGCGCATTATTACTTCAGTATTAAGATCGCCAATGTTTAATGAAATATTGCCAATAACACCGGAATTAGCTGCCTTTTTGTAATCAGCAATACCCTTCGTCTTATCTTTCAATTCTTGAAAAGCCGAAGCATAATCCATATTAAGATCGAGGAAATATGCGTTGCATGTTTGACGACTATATGCCTGTTGTTTAGGATAATACTCGAAAGCATCTCTAAATCCATCCGTTGTTCTTCGAACAGTATATGAGATTAATTCTCGGAACGAGGGAGTATACTTGATCGGCGGAGTACTCTTTTCGATTCCAAAAAACAAATATAGTAATTCTCGATTCAAATTAACCGGAGCCATGTAGTACTGCTTTTCCTTCTTGTCGTACTTGCACTCCCAGTTTAAGTGATCGAGATTTCCGTGAATATAAACCTTATTAGCATCATTAGTTCTACGCTCCAATTCGTAAATCATGTTGTCGATATCAATTGTTAGTATAAAACTCCAATTCTGTAGATGCTCTGACTTGAACACAGATTTTTTATCCACTCTCGCTCCAAGGCAAAAATGAATTATCTCTATGAGCGTTGTTTTTCCAGCACCATTTCGCGTTTGTTTTTGGTCGTTCTTTCCGTCAATCCGTTTTCTGTCTGCAAGAATAATGTTATAGCCATCACGAAAGTTAACTGTCTTAAATTTAGGGTTGTTGCTCTTGATACTCCTAATCATTTCGACACCTCACAATCATGCCATTATCCATCCGTATTACATCAATAAGAAACAGGTAGTCCATCGTCAAAACGAACTTCTCATAATTAACCATGGTTTCTGTTAATCTGGCTTTTTCCCACAAAGAGGAAATCGTATCTATTTCTTGTAGATTTTCAAGAATTATTGCACCACAATTGAGAAGAGAATATTCAAGTTTAATGTTTTTGTTTGGCATAATCACTTCTCAAACACCTCACATTTCTCAAAAAAGTACACCAGTATTCCGAGACCAGCCGCCTTGAAATTAAACTCGTCGTGGTTGCCGTTTGCCATATCCCATAATGAATAAAAAATATCTGTAGGCTCCATATCTTGGCTTTTTAATTCATGATATCTCGCAGACATTGCATTGGTTAACCTGTTCCCGAAATTTGTGTCTGGATTTCGATTAACGTAAGCTTCTATTGCAGAGACACCGGATAAACCCATGTTGATAAAATTTTGTACATCCGTCAGACGATTTTTTTCAATTTTATCATTAATCTTCAAAATAGTATAATCGCTTATTGTGGACAACGAACCACTGTTTTCCGTTAGAAACGATGCCAAAACTTCTATCTCTGCATATGAATAAGCTACCGATTGTTCTGTAAGAGTTTTTACAACCCATGTTTCATGCTGTGTTTTTAAATCGAAAAGCTGGCTTGCAGGATAGCTATCTATTTCGGTATCTATCTTTTTATGGCAGTTGCAACATAAAAAAATCAAGTTCCTCTCACTATTAACAAGCTCATCAGATTGATCCTTATCATAGCGAGCAGCATCTGGCTTTTCACCATATATATGTGCGTTTTCCCCGACACATGCAGAAGATTGATTTTTTACTTCCACTAAAACCGCTTTACATAAGGCACAACGGTTTCCGCTCTTAGCATGTAGTTTTCGTTGCTCGCTTGCTTTTATTGCTGTTTTCGCCGCCATACCGTCACCCCTTTTTATAAAACCATCGTACTCTACAACCTCAATTGTGTTTCTGAATGCGTGATATTAATAACAAGCACTATCTCTGTTCGTTCTCGTCCCAATATTTAATCATACATTATCAAAACACATTGCGACCAAGAATCATATGTTATTTTAGTAAAATACGTTCGTCATTTTATAGTATGAAAATACTATCAGTAGAGAATAAAGATAATTTTTCGATTAAATCATCTGACTCGTCAAAGCAATTGAACACACAAACCATTGCGAGGTACAGACTCCAAGTCAAAGGATTTTTTCCGTTTTCAATGGCGACAATAGTTTGTCTACTGACTCCCAGTTTTGCACCAAGTTGCTCTTGTGTCAGATTAACAGAGGCACGCAACACGGGCAGATTCTTAACCATTCGGTTTATATATTCATCTTGCATTGTTCCATCCCTTCTTCGGATCATTACAATACACCTTTTATAGCATATCATGCACTCAGACGGAAAACAAGACTAAATGACAATAAATTTGTCATTCGGGGATGGGTTCATCGTTATCATGAGGAGCGTTTTCTATATACAAAATAACCGCAGAGGTAGCTTTAATGCTACTTCCGCGGCTATCACATTTTGAATTGAATCTTTATATCTCAACCTTGACCTCGCTGCCATTCTTGAAGGTCACGGTTACTTCGCTCTCTGAATGCACAGTGGCAGATTCGACTGTGGCAAACCAGAGTTTCTCCTCAAACTCATCCAGCAGCCCATCTCGCTGTTTTAAGTCATCTAAAAATCGTGTTATCTTTTCCCGTTTTGCCGCTCGATCAGCCAGCTTGTTATCCGTATCGACAATGCCGCCTTGAGCCGTTTGGTAACGCTCCGCCAAGGCATTATATCGCTGGTTGTATTCGTCCTGATCAAGTGTGGTGCGGGCGTTTTCCTCTACGCATTTCCGCATCAGTTCCATGACAACATCGTATTCGCTCTGAAGCTCAGCGCGTTTTTTCTCCAGCGCCGCGATATCAGTCAGCGTCTGAAGTACGGTTTCATACCCCAGCAGAATTTCATCCTTATTTTCAATGAGCTGGTTGAACGCTTTCACAAAAGCCGTTTGCAGAGCCGTTTCATACAGATGCGGAGTGTCGCATTTTTTGCCTTTGTATTTGTGATTACACTGCCAAATGGTGCGACGGTATTTTGTGGTGCTGTGCCAGACCTTCGAGCCGAAAATCCTGCCGCACTCTCCACAGATAATTCTGCCGGAGAATGGACTGTCGCTGGCTTTGTACCCTCGGTTACCTTTTCGCTGTTTCAACTCATACTGAACTACAGCGTAAAAAGCGAATCTGTAGCACCTGTAATGGTCGCATGGGAACAGAATCATGCAGATGGGAATTTTGAGGGGTAACAGATGAAAATAGATATATTCAACACAGATAAAAAATACGAAATTATATACACAGATCCCCCATGGCCGCAGAAAAAGGGGAACGTCAGAAAATGTCGCCCGAATCAAGGAAAAGAACTTGACTATGCAACACTTCCGATAAGCGAAATCGAAAAAATACATAATGATTTTTTCCTAAAAAATACAGCTAAAAAACATAATGTGTTCATGTGGACGATTGATAAATATCTAATTCAAACTGAACGATTTATGAACAATCTTGGATATACTTTACACGCAAGAATTATATGGGATAAAGAAAACGGCATTGCACCAGCATTTACAGTTAGGTTTTCACATGAATATCTACTATGGTTTTACAAAAAGGGCAAAATGATTTTACCGATTGCCGAGAGTAGAGGCAAGCAGACAACCGTTATTCGTGAACGAGCGACAAGGCATAGTAAAAAACCTGTAGCAGCATATCAGATGCTTGAATCAATGTTTCCGTATAACAGCAAAATAGAACTCTTCGCAAGACAGCAAGCAGAAAACTGGGATTGTTGGGGTGATGAGGTATGAAAATAAAAGTAAGCATAGAGCAGGAAATCCCGGCAGGGTTTTACTGTCATAAAAATAACGGACGGGAATGTCAGAGACTGGAACCAGACAGTAAAAACAGTATGCTGTTTTGCACATTATTCAACCGTTATGTGACTCAGGGCAACGGGCGATATGTGAAATGCGATGAACGCCTAAAAGCCACATGCGACGCGATAAAAGAGGGCAATACATGAAACCATTAACCTTAGGCAGTCTATTTGATGGAATATGTGAAATCAACGGAAGAGGAGAATTGAGATGAAAAGAGAAAGATTGACAAAGAAAAGAAAGTTGTATGGCAACTACACACACGAGGATTGCTTCATACACAAAGACGGCGGTTGCTACCCAGAAATTGCCGATTGCAGAGCCTGCGAACTGTTGAATGCGTACAAACGGCTTGCCGAATACGAAGATGCCGAAGAGCAGGGACTGCTTGTGAGGCTGCCGTGTAAGGTGGGGAAAGTAGTATATCGCATAAATAAGGGGAAGGTGGCAAAGTTCAAAGTGACTGCGTTCAAATTGGATGGCGTACGACTGGCTATGACCTTGGTCGATTACGAAAGAATGTGGAAATATTGCGATAGATCCGCTTCAACATTCGGCAAAACGACATTCCTCACCCGCCAAGAAGCCGAAAGAGCATTGGAGGAGATTTGATGCCTTGCGAACCAATTGTTGAAGATGGCAAGATTATTGGTTGGATATGCACTCGAAGCCACGAAAAGCCAAAATTGCAAAACTGCTACAAATGCGGAAAGCTAGCAACAAAACTATGTGACTATCGGAATTGTGGAGTAGAACGCAATACAGATGACTATGGTCGCAAAATAGATTTTGAGTGGACATCAATCAGTACTTGCAATCAGCCGATGTGCGATGAATGCGCAAATCACATTGATGAAGATGAAGATTATTGCGATGAGCATAACAACGAATTTTCTATTCTTAAGTCACGGAGAGCAGAACGAATTTGTGAACAATTCGACAGAAATAGAGGAGACATAAAATGACAAACTACGAAAAAATAAAAGCCATGTCTGTTGAGGAGCTTGCAGCATTGCTAGATAATGAAAATATCCGAATTGAGCCCTGCGCTGGTCCTTATTGCCCGCACTTTGAAAGTACAGAGGGCGTTTGCGAAGAGGATAAGCTGGTAGAGTGCAAAAAAGCAACCGTTCGTTGGTTGAACAGTGAGGTGGCGAATAAAAGGCATAAAAAAAGAGAGCGCTTTCGCACTCCCACAATTCAATGCTATTATAGCAAACTTTTAGAAACAAATCAATATTAGGGGGCGGAAGGGTGTATAAGCCGGAATATGTGAAGTTGCCAAATCATGTGTACAATATTTGCGTTGATGTAGCGAAATCGTACTATGCATTATTACAGCACAGGCGAGAGACAGAAGAAAAGATTCTGCACGCAGGAAAAACAGCGAATGACGGAATGCCAAAAGGCTCAGAGTTTTCAGATGAGACGGCAAACAAAGCGCAGCGGATAATTATGTTACAGGCGGAAGCTAATCGGAAGATTGAAGCGATTGAGAGAGCGTGGTGGAATTCGACCAAAAATGAGGAGGAGAGAAAGATTATACAGAAAAATCTTTTCGAAGGAGTACCCATGATATACATAGATACAACCTTGTCAGAATGTACAATGAAAAAGATAAGAAAACGATTTTTATTGTGCTTAGCAGAGAATTTATATGAAATTTAATTTTAGAGTAGACCTCAATGAAAAATAACCGTGTTAAAATAGTATTATCAAAATTGCGTATGAGGGAATTTTCATTGGAATACTCCTTATAATATGTTGGCAGAAAGGGCATCCTGCGGAAATGTAGGGTGCCCTTTTTCGTGCGCAGAAATAGGATGGAGGGATTGAGTGGCATTAACAAAAAAACAGATAAGATTTTGCGAAGAGTACATTATTGATTTAAATGCGACTCAAGCAGCGATTAGGGCAGGGTATAGTGAGAAAACGGCAGAGCAGCTGGGATATCAACTACTTCAAAAAACTTCAGTTTCAGATTATATTTTAGAGGTACAATCCAAACGTTCCGAAAGAACCGAAATAACAGCGGACAGAGTTTTACAGGAACTTGCCAAAATAGGGTTTGCGAACATAACGGATTTCATGACAGTTGAGGGCGGAATGACATTTGCGAAATCCACTGCTGAAATATCGCAAGAAAAGATAGGCGCTATAGCGGGGATAAAAGAGGGCGCAAACGGTGTTGAGATAAGGCTGAATGACAAAGGGAAGGCGCTGGAACTTATAGGCAGGCATTTAGGCATGTGGAATGACAAACTGAATGTAACAGCGAGCATCCCTGAAAAGTTGAAAGAAATAGAAGAATATTTGGACGGAGAATGATGAATGCAGAAGCAAAGAAGTGGTTAGATAGAATAAAAGAAAACCCGTATAAATTCGGGCATATACTGGGATTTGAAGATTTGGCACCGCTGCACAATGAGTGGGTTAAATCTTTTTTGTTTGAAAAGCAGGATATGACGCTGCTGGCGCACAGAGGGTCATATAAGACGACTTGCCTATCATTGGCTATAGCGTTAATGATTTTGACCAGACCAAACAAAAGCATTATATTTTTGCGGAAGACAGATACAGATGTCATTGAAATCGTGAAGCAGGTTGCGAAGATCTTAAACAGCGAATTGTTTCAAGCGATATCCCTTGCGATTCATAATAGACCAATAGAGATGCTAAAAGAGACCGGAAGCGAAATTAACACAAACCTCAGAGCAACGGCAAAAGGCACTTCACAGCTTCTGGGACTGGGCATAAACACATCAATAACCGGCAAGCACGCAGATATAGTCATCACAGACGACATTGTGAATGTGAAAGACAGAATAAGCCGTGCGGAACGGGATCGTACAAAACTTGCGTACATGGAGCTACAGAACATAAAAAACCGTGGCGGAAGGATAATCAACACCGGAACCCCTTGGCATAAAGAAGATGCGATTAGCACAATGCCAAATGTGCAAACATACGACTGTTATCAGACCGGGCTTATTGACAGGGCAACACTCGAAGCCTTAAGGCAATCCATGTCGCCATCACTTTTTGCGGCGAACTATGAATTAAAGCATATAGCCGATGAGGATTCAATGTTTGACAGTCCAAGATTCACAGGAGACATTGAGCAAATATATGATGGCGTTTGCCATATAGATGCAAGCTACGGCGGGGCAGACGGTACCGCATTCACGATTATGAAGAAGACTCAGGACGGATATATAGTGTTTGGAAAACGCTGGGAAAAGCACGTTGACGACTGCTTAACAGACATATTGCATTATAAAGAGTTTTTCAGGGCGGGGAAAGTTCACTGCGAAACGAACGCCGATAAGGGATATCTTGCAAAAAGCTTGAAGAGTAAAGGGGCGATAGTTTCTCCGTATCACGAAAGTGAAAACAAGTACATAAAAATTTCAACACATCTCCGGGGAGCGTGGAAAAATATATTATTTCTGGAAGATACGGACCCAGACTATATCAACGAAATACTGGATTATACCGAAAACGCAGAGCATGACGATTCGCCGGATAGTCTGGCTACAATTATAAAGCGATGCAACCAAGGCAAAGTACTGGTTAAAACATTCAAGGGAGGAATATAAATGCGACAGAGACCTTATGAACTACCGCAAAAGCTTATATGTGATGCTGATGCGGAAATCAACTATGATTTAGTTACAGAGTACATAGCAAAGCATGAAAAAGGCATGAAGCGATATGTATATCTGGAAAACTTATATCAGGGGTTTCACGATATCTACAATCAGGTCGTAAAAGATGCATGGAAGCCTGACAACAGACTTGCGGTTAATTTTCCGAGGTATATAACAGAAACATTTCTGGGATATGCTTACGGAATCCCGATTAAAAAATCACATGTAGATGACGCCTTTCTTGCGGTTTTGGAAGAGTTTAACAGCTTGAATGATGCACCCGACCATGAGTATGAATTGGCAAAAATGGCGTGCATATTCGGACATACTTACGAGCTTGTATATCAAAACGAGGAAAAAGAAACAAGGCTGTCTGCATTATCGCCGATGAATTGTTTTATTGTGTTTGATGATACCGTGAAAGGTTCAGCGCTTTTTGCCGTAAGATACGGTTATAAAGGCGACGGAGATACCTTGGTCGGCGAAGTATTTACTAGCACGGAAGTGTTTGAGATACAGGATAAAATGCTGCTTGAAGTCGGGCAGAACCCTTATGGAAGATTGCCGATTGTGGAGTATGTGCTGAATCGTGAGCGCATGGGAATATTCGAGGAAATAGCAGGGCTGGTTGAAACATACAATAAAGCTGTCGGAGAAAAAGCAAATGATATCGATGCTTTTGCGGAAGCATATCTTGCGATAATCGGCGCAGAGGTTGATGAAGAGGGTATTCAGCGCATTAGAGATGATAGAATTATCAGCTTTTATGAAACAAATAGTGCAAAAGAGGTTTTAGTGCAGTTTCTGACAAAACCCACGGCAGACGGTTCGCAGGAAAATCTGTTGAATCGGCTTGAAACGCTCATATATCAAATTTCAATGGTTGCTAATATTTCAGACGAAAGTTACGGCAGTGCTTCCGGAACGGCTCTTGCGTATAAACTTCATGCTATGAGCAATCTGGCTTTGACGTTTGACAGAAAAATGCAATCAAGTCTGCGGCGGAGATATAGGCTGTTTTGTTCGCTGCCCACAAATACGCCCAGCAAGGATGCGTATAAAGATATTGAATACACTTTTACCCGAAATATCCCTAAAAACCTTCTGGAAGAATCTCAGGTTGCTCAGAATTTGGAAGGCATTGTTTCACAGGAGACCCAGTTGTCTGTTTTAAGCATCGTATCGGATGTTGCAAAGGAAATCGAGAGGATAGAAGACGCAGAGAAAGATGCTCAAAATGACGCTGTGTCGCGGAGAATGTTTCAACCACAAGAGGGCGAGATAGATGACAAACCATGAATATTGGGCAAAGCGAGAGGCGGAACAGCTGAAAAAGAATATTCGTGACGAGAAACAGTATCAAAAAGAAATCGACAATATCTACAAAAGCATGATGGACAGTGCACAGAAAGAGATTGAAAGCTTCTATGCAAAGTATGCAGATTCGGAGGGCATAACCCTTGCACAGACGAAGAGGCGAGTCTCCCGGCTCGACATGGAAGCGTACAGCCGCAAAGCGGAGAAATATGTGAAAAACAAAACGTTTACCAAAGAGGCAAACGAAGAAATGCGGCTGTACAATGCCACAATGAAAATCAATCGGCTTGAGATGTTGAAGGCAAACATCGGGCTTGAAATGGTGGACGGATTCAATGATTTGCAACAGTATTTCGACACGATTTTAACCGACAGAACACTTTCGGAATTTGAACGACAGGCAGGAATTTTAGGCAAGTCAATTCAAAACAATCAGAAATATGCACATGCGATTGTAAACGCCTCATTTCATAATGCGACATTTTCGGATAGAATCTGGATGCATCAAGATTTACTACGCTTGGAACTTGCGAAGCAGTTGCGCACAGGGTTGATTCAGGGGCGAAATCCCCGGCAACTGGCAAAGGGTATCAGAGATGCATTCGGGGCAAATAAATCAGATGTTGAGCGCCTGATGCGCACAGAACTAGCAAGGGCGCAGACGGAGGCGCAGAAGCAGTCGTATGACAGTAATGGGTACGAGCAATATGAATTCATTGCTGAAAGTTCGGCGTGCGATATATGCGCAGCATTAGATGGCAAGATATTTGACGTAGAAGAGATGCAGGTAGGAAAAAACGCTTCACCCATGCATCCCAACTGCCGCTGCTCCAGTGCCGCATACATGGACGGGGCAGAATTTGATAAATGGTTGAATGCGCAGAGGGAAAGTGGTATAATAGACGCAGAGATAGATGAGTTTACACCCTGCCTGAGAAGAATGGCGGACGATAAACTTGTAGATACGGAAACATCTGAAATATTTCCTAAGAAGGGTGAATTTTCTGATTGGGAATTTGACTGGACAATGCCTAAAAAGAACGGTTTTAAAGTCTATGAATTGAAGGCAGAGGGCGATAATAATGCGCAGGGATTGATAGCCCTGAAAAAAGATGATAAGAATCAGGCAATGGAAATCGATATAGTGGAAGCGGCGCCACAAAATAACCCACACAATCCAAAATTTACTTCAAAGCAATACGCCGGCGTTGGAGGGCATTTGTTTGCGGAAGCAGTGAAGCAAAGTTATGAAGCAGGATTTGACGGCTTTGTATTTTTTAAAGCAAAGACAGATTTGATAGATTATTATTCAGAGGCATTGAAAGCAAAGTTGATTAACCCCGGCGACAGAACGATGATTATCGACGAGAGGGCAGCTAAAATATTGTTTGATAAATATTACGGAGGAAAATGATGAGTTTAGATTTTTTAGATAATGGGGCGGTCACGGAACCGTTAACGGAAGATACTGCAAGATATAATTACAGAGAGTTGATTGAGTATTGCAAAGAAATAGGCAAGGAGCCCGCAGACCTCTCAAACAAAGAGAGAGAGAAATTTAGAACTAACTGAGTAGCGCCTATCGTAATGATATGGTGCTATTTTTATACCCAAATTTAGGAGGAATGGTAATATTGATTGTAGTAACCGCAACGAAAAAAAGCAACAAAATAGCCGATATAAAAACCGTTGGACATGCAAATTATGCGCCGAAAGGGCAAGATATTGTATGTGCGGCGGTTTCTGTTTTGCTGGGGGGGTTGATAAATGAAATCACAAGATACAGTATGACCGAATATTCAGCAGAAGATGGATTTATGCGATTGAAAATATTACAGCCAAACGAAAAAACAAAAGTGCTTACAGAATACGTCTTAAATACGCTGAAAAGTATTGAGACGGACTATCCAGCGAATCTAAAAGTAATAACAAAATGA